GTGCAGGGATACCTGCGGTTCTACATCGTTCGGCTCATCATGAACCTGTACCGGGGCAACAACAACCAATTCGCTAAGAAGTACCGCCACCACGACGAGCGGGTCGAAGTGGATCCCGAAACCCAAGAACTAAGCAAGGACTACGACTCCCTGCTCGACGACCTTTGGGCTATCGCACAAAGCGAGATGGATTCGTGGGCCAAGGACGGAGCGTTCCCTTACGACAAAGAACTGCTCAACCTGCTCATGCAGACAGGCAACATGAAGGCCATGTCAAGAGAAACGGGCATCCCTTATAGGTCCATCATCTACTCCATCGAGCAGGCCAAGGCTAAAATCAAAACCGCAATCGAGTCCAATGGATATACTGGTTTTTCCAATCCTGATTAGTGCGCTTGCGACCCTTGCGGTCGTGGAGTTCCGGGTGCTGCCGGGATGGTTCTACGCTCTGCCATTCGCCAAGCGGAAGCCGTTTTCCTGCATGACCTGCTTTGGCTTTTGGCTTGGCTTTGCCCTGACCCTGCCAACCTGCCAATGGTACTTGGCCCCAATCCTTGGGCTTGCCTCATCTGCCACCGCAATAATCATCCGGGAATGGACCTTCAAATGACCAACGACCAATTCATCGTGGCCCAGAAGCACCGCAAGTACTGGGACCAATATGTGGCATCGCTGACCATGCGACTGCCACCCGATGCGGTTGGTGAACTGCAAGCCATCCTCACGGCTCACGGACGACCCCCCACGAATTGGTGGTGCGCTGACTGCGTAAAATCGGCTCTCCAATACATTTACCTACAAGCGGACTTGTTTGCCGAAGCCAACCAAAACACCATAAACCACTCCCTGAATGCCCCTACCAATCCCGAACAATAACGAGTCAAGAGAAGGCTTCATCGGTCGTTGTATGTCCAACAACGAGGCCAATGCAGAATTTCCTGATACGGCTCAACGGCTTGCGGTTTGTGGCTCAACGTGGGAGAATCACAAGAGGCAGCAATTCGAGTCTTACTCCGACTACGGCCAAGAGATTCGGTCGAATGCCAAGCGAGGGATAGAACTCAACGAGCGGAACGGGAACAAGTGTGCGACGCAAACAGGCAAGGTCCGGGCGCAGCAACTTGCCAACGGGGAAGCAATTTCCCTTGAAACCATCAAGCGGATGCACTCCTACCTGTCCCGTGCTGAAACCTACTACGACAATGCAGACGACACCTCCGACTGCGGTTACATCAGTTACCTCCTGTGGGGTGGCAAGTCGGCTTTATCGTGGAGCAGGAATAAACTCCGAGAACTTGGCGAACTCGAAGGCGAAGGATGACGAAGAGGCCCAACTGCAGGCTCGGATGGACTCGCTTATGATGGTCATCACCACCCTCTGCGACTGCATCGGAGCGGTGGATGAGTCCAATGCCCCGAACCAGTACGAAGTGAAAATGAAAATCGTAAACAAGATAAGCGACCTAATCGACAAAATCGAATACTAATGGGAACCAGTAAGGGCAACGGCAAGTACATCGAAACTCCCGAAAAGATGTGGGAGTACTTTGAGGCATACCGCTCGCAGGTCAAGGCAAACCCAAGGACCAAGACGGTATTCCCCGGCAAGGATGCTATTCCCCAGCATGAGCCTTTGGAGCGACCCTTAACCTTGGAAGGCTTTGAGAACTGGTGTGCCGATGCAGGTATCATTGAGGACCTTGGGACCTATTTCACAAACAGGGACAAGCGATATGACGACTATGTAGCCATCTGCTCGCGTATAAGGCGAACCATTCGTCAAGACCAAATTGAGGGAGGTATGGTCGGTCAGTACAACCCGTCCATCACTCAACGCCTCAACAACCTCGTGGAACGCCAAGAGAACACGGTCCACATCGAGCAACCCCTATTCGGGGATGGACTTTAAGTACACGACCGCCATCAGCCGAATCCGTCGTATGACGGCCCGGAAGAAGGTCATCCAAGGCGGAACAAGTGCAGGGAAAACGCTTGCCATCCTTGCGGTCCTGATTGACATCGCAGCCAAGAACAAGACCGAGATATCGGTAGTTTCCGAATCCATCCCTCACCTACGAAGGGGTGCAATCAAGGACTTCGCCAAGGTCATGCAATGGACGGGCCGATGGGTCGCAGACCGATGGAACAAGACCCTGCTCACCTATCACTTCGCCAACGGTTCAATCATCGAGTTCTTCTCGGCTGATTCCGAGGCACGGCTCCGAGGGGCAAGGAGGCAGGTCGTTTACATCAACGAGGCGAACAACATCGACTTTGAATCTTACTACCAGTTGGCAATCCGTACCAGCGAGGCCATCTACATCGACTTTAACCCGACGCATGAGTTCTGGGCGCATACCGAGGTCCTGCCCGAACAGGATGCAGAACTGATAATCCTAACCTACAACGACAACGAGGCTCTGCCTGATACCATCAAGAGGGACATCGAACTGAACCGCACCAAAGCCGAAACGTCTGCGTATTGGGCGAACTGGTGGAAGGTGTACGGCCTTGGTCAGGTCGGGACCCTTCAGGGGGCCATCTACGAGGACTTTGAGGTGGTGGAGGGTATCGATGTCAGCCGTGCGAAATTCGTCGCCCTTGGGCTTGACTGGGGCTTTAGCAACGACCCTACGGCCTTGGTCGCTATCTACCGCCAAGGGGACTGCCTGCTCATTCAAGAACTGCTCTACTCAACGGGGCTGACGAACCAAGACATCGCAGACAAGTTGCGGTCGCTGGGCATTACAAGGGCTTGGGAAATCGTGGCCGATTCAGCAGAACCGAAGTCCATCGAGGAAATTTACCGACTTGGATTTAATATCAAGCCAGCAGAGAAAGGCCCCGATTCGGTCAGGAACGGGATAGACATCCTCAAGCGGTTCAAGTTGCAGGTGACAAAGGATTCCACAAACTTGATCAAAGAACTGCGGTCCTACACTTGGGCTACGGATAAGGAGGGCAAGAACACGGGGGTCCCGATTGACTCGTTCAACCACGCCTGCGATGCGATGCGGTATGTGGCACTCAACAAGTTAAGGGTCAGTAATTCAGGAAAGTATGTTGTTGTGTAACTTTGGGGTACTAAACCTCTAAACCATGAACCTAAAGCACATCAAAGACGTAATCCTCGTAAATTTAGGAGATGTCCCTCGAATCGTGGAGTTCCTCTTTATGCTTACACTTGTGCTAACCAGTGCGACTGTCATTACGGCTATTGCCTGCATTATTGGCTACAAGGTGGCTCTTTTCCTTTGTGGGTTACTTGGTATCGCAATATGAACCCCGAACGCATCCTTGACCTGCTCATCGAAATAGGCAAGACGGTTGCAGCCGTTTTCTTCATCATCACCATTCTAACCCTCCTTTGGACCTTATGAAAGTCATCCACTACTACCACATCTACTGCGGAGGGAATTGGCAGTTAATCCTCAACCAGCACATGATGGCGGTCTGCAACTACGGCCTCATCAATGTCTTGGATGAAATCAGGGTCGGCATCGTCGGTCCACCCGAACAACGCAAGGCGGTCAAGGAGGTGCTTGAAAACTCGATGGTGGCCGATAAGGTCAAGGTCGTGGTTACCCGGACCAACGCTTGGGAGCAGGCGACGCTGACTGAAATGTACCGGGCAAGTCAGGAAGAGGAAGCCGTGTACCTGTACGCCCACACGAAGGGGGCAAGCGACCCATCGCTTATCAACCAACTTTGGAATCGCAGCATGACCTTCTTCAACGTCGTGGCTTGGGAACGCTGCCTGCAACTGCTCGAAGGGGTGGATGCGGTGGGATGTCATTGGATTACCAAGGAGCAGTTCCCTCACATGGCTGACCACAACAACCCCGATGGCTACCCCTACTTTGGAGGAACCTATTGGTGGGCCAAGTCAAGCCATATCAAGGAACTGGGTGAGCCTGTACGAGAACACCGCTGGCAGGCCGAACATTGGATTGGTAAGAAGCCTGACACGAAGGTCCACGACACCAACCCCGGATGGCCTTCACCCGAACGCTTTGTCATAACCTTCTAATGTCTTTCATCAACATCGTTACACCCTGCTCAAGACTTGAAAGCCTTGGGGCCATTGCGGATTCAATAAACATTCCCAAGAATCATTACAGGTGGATTGTGGTGTTTGATGCAGACGAGGTTCCATCCGTTGAAATTCCTGCAAATGCAGAGGCACACTCCTACC